GACCAGGCGTCTGCTGAGGCTGCATATGAAGAAATGGATCCTGTTGGTAAAGAGGACGATGACGTTGACAACGATGGTGACTCCGACGAGTCTGATGAATATCTAAAGAAGCGTCGTAAAGCTATTTCCAAGTCCATTTCTAAAGAAGGAGCACAGAAGCCATACGTTTCATCTGATCGTGATGGCAAACATGTTATGAATAGTTCTGGAAAGGTTGATAAGACATTCCCCGATATGAATTCGGCAAACGCTTACTTGAAAAAGCATTACAATAGATTGATGAAAGAAGACACCGATGACAATCCAGCTAACCGCTGGCATCTTTGCGCTAAGCAGGTCGTTCATGAGACATGGGGTGAAGGTATGTGCATTGAGACTCAACATGCTGATCCAGACATGGAAGGTAATGTTGATTGGTATGACGTAATGTTTGAGCATGGTGTTGAAACAAAAGTTTCTATTTCCGAGCTCAAGGTTACGAAATCAGAAGACCACGTTCATTCAAGTTATAAAATGAAAAAGAAAAAAATGAATGAAATGTCTGATGCGCAAATGAAAAAGCGTGAAGAAATTGTAAAGTCAATGAAGGACAAGACAGCAGACTTTAAGAAGCGTTATGGTGATCAGTGGAAAAGCGTAATGTACGCTACTGCTACAAAGCAGGCAATGAAGGAAGAAGTTGAACTTGATGAAGCACGCCGTGGTCGTCCTCCTAAGAATGCCAATGCTGATGGCGGTATGGAAAATATTCAGATGCAACTCCGCAAGGCTATCAGCATGAATGGCCAAAAAGAAGTTGAATTTAATGATGGCAGCAAGTCAAAGATTTCCCAAGGTATGGCTCGAGCAGTTCTCGGTAAAATTGACAAGATGCGTCAGCCAAAAGATAAGCAGAATGCTTCTCGTTATATTGCAAAGTCACTATCAAACCTCAAAGCGTTTGCTACAGGCAAAGAAAAGGGTATGGATCCAGAGGTTGAGAAGCAGAAGATTCTCAATCTTAAATCTGGTTATGGCAGCAAGATGGAAGAAACTCAGGTAATCGACGAAGCATATAAGGCTGGTATTGTTAATCTTAAAGATGGATCAAAGATCAGAATTGCTTCAGAAGACGCAAAGGCACTTAATGGTCTTTACAAGAAACTTAATGCCTCAAATAAAAAGCAGATGGAGCAGCGCATGATGAAAGACAAAAAGTCTTTCAGTGAGATCATCGCTTTTGCTAAGGAGACAGTAAAATGATTATCAATTTAAAAGGCAATGAAGTAGCGCTGTCTGGCACCGGTAATGGTAATAATTTTTCTGCTGCAACTTGCATCAAGGTAAACGTAACATCAACCGCTGTAATTGAGCTTAGATCAGTGGATAGTGAAGGCGCTCATACACTTATCGGAAACACGACTTTACTTGCTACAAATACGTATTTCATTGAAAAGGATCATACAGATCTAGTTAGACTTGTGAGTGGTACTGCGGTCGGTACGCCTGTTGGCTTCACAATTTCATAAGGAAAGAACAATGAAACTTATCTGCGAAGTAAACGAAGATTTACAATACGTCACAGAAGCTGCTGAAGAAGGCAAAAAGAACTACTTCATCGAAGGCATCTTCATGCAGGGTGATATCAAGAACCGTAATGGTCGGATGTATCCAGCTCAGGTTATTGCTAAAGAAGTCAATCGCTACAATCGTGAATTTGTAGAAAAGAATAGAGCTTTTGGTGAACTTGGTCACCCATCTGGTCCAACAATTAATCTTGACCGTGTATCACATATGATTACAGAACTCAAGCAAGATGGCTCAAACTTCACTGGTAAAGCAAAGATCATGGACACCCCAATGGGTAAGGTTGTTAAAAATCTTATGGATGAGGGTGCAACACTTGGTGTTTCATCAAGAGGCATGGGTTCTCTAAAACAGAACAAGCAAGGTATTATGGAAGTACAGAACGACTTTATGCTAGCAACTGCTGGTGATATTGTTGCTGATCCTTCCGCACCAAATGCATTTATGAAAGGTATTATGGAAGGCGTGGATTGGGTTTACGATGTTGCTTCTGGTTCTTGGCAGGCTCAAGAACAAGTCGAGGAGATGGCTAAGGAAGCTAGAGGACTTTCTAAGAGTCAGCTAGAAGAACAGAAGTTCGCTATGTTTAAGAAGTTTTTGAACACTCTAGCGTAAAAACTACGAAATTATAAATAATATAATAATAAAATACCCTCTGAATTAAGGAGATTTCAAATGTCAGAACAAGAACTTGATGTTCAGCTAGATGAGTTCAAAGCCTCAGGCGAAGATTCTATGCTACCTGAACCTACTGCTGTTAAAGCAAAGAAGCGTATGGCTGATAAGGGCGACGCTGGCGAGAAGGGCGGCAAGCTATCTGATGGTGCTACCAGTGAAGGTGGCGACCAGGTTGATGGCGGCAAGTCCATGAAAAAATCGCCTGCTCGTAAAGCCGATAAGTCAATGGGAGAGCACATTGAGAACGTATTCTCAGGTGAAGATCTTTCAGAAGAATTCAAAGAAAAGGCTGCTGTCATTTTCGAGGCAGTGGTTAATGAGCGTGTAACCGATCGTGTTAACGAAGAAGTTGAACGTCTTGAAGAAGACTTCAGCAGCAAGTTCGAAGAGCATGCTGCAACAGTAACAGAAGATCTCGAGAAAAAGCTCGACACCTATCTGGACTATGTCTCAGAAGAGTGGATGAAGCAGAACGAACTCGCAGTTGAGCGCGGCATTCGTTCCGAGGTTACGGAATCATTCATCAACGGACTCAAGGAGCTCTTCAGTGAGCACCGTATCAGTGTTCCTGATGATGAGGTTGATCTAGTTGCCGAAATGGCTGACAAGATCGAAGAACTTGAGAGCAAGCTAAACGAAGAGACAGATAGAGTTCTTTCTCTCCGCAAGGATCTTGACGAAGCAAAGAAGGTAGAAGTGTTTGAGGAGATCTCTGATGATCTAGCAGACACCCAAGCTGAAAAGCTCCGGTCTCTCACAGAAGGTCTCGAGTATGTTGACCTAGATGACTATCGTCGTAAAGTCGAGATTGTCAAGGAAAACTATTTCAACAAGACCGAAATTACTGAAGAAAAGGATGAACTAGATCCTGTCGATTCTGAAGAGTCAACACAGTATGTTGATCCGAACGTGGCGCGCTACGCTCAGTCAATCACTAAGACTTTCAAAAACATTAAATAATATAAATAATAACAAGAAGCCTACTTTCAAAGGAGACAATCCAAATGCTTATTGAAGAACTAAACAAGAAGTGGCAGCCAGTTCTAGAGCATCCTGAACTCGAAGCCATCTCAGATACACACAAGCGCCAGGTAACTGCGCAGCTCCTCGAAAATACCGAGGCAGCTCTACGCGAGGGCAGTGCTTGGTCAGTCAACAGCCTACTTGCTGAAACACCAGTTAACGCAATTGGCGACGGCACCGGCAACACCGACACATACGATCCTGTTCTAATCAGCCTCGTTCGTCGTGCAATGCCAAACCTAATTGCATATGACATCTGCGGCGTTCAGCCAATGACAGGTCCATCTGGTCTAATCTTCGCAATGAAGAGCCAGTTTGCTAACACAACTGCAGTCACAGGTGAGGCTCTCTTTAACGAAGCCGACACAACCTTCTCCGGAGAAGGTACTGAAGGTACCGACACTGGTGTTGCTGCTGTTGCACGCACAGGTGCTGGTGTCACCACAACCAACATGGAAGCCAACACAGCTTATGCTCAGATGGGCTTCACGATCGATAAGGTCACGGTTACAGCTAAGTCACGTGCTCTAAAGGCTGAGTACACGACAGAACTAGCTCAGGATCTAAAAGCCATTCATGGTCTAGATGCTGAGACAGAGCTAGCTAACATTCTTAGCTCTGAGATTCTAGCTGAAATCAACCGTGAGGTTATTCGCTCAATCTACACAACTGCTAACACTGGTGCTGCTGACATGGCTTCAGCTGGTACATTTGACATGGACGTTGACTCAAATGGTCGTTGGTCAGTTGAGAAGTTCAAGGGTCTCATGTTCCAGATCGAGCGTGAAGCTAACCAGATTGCCAAGAACACACGTCGCGGCAAGGGTAACGTTCTACTCTGTTCTTCAGATGTAGCATCTGCTCTTCAGATGGCTGGCGTTCTTGACTATGCCCCAGCTCTTAACAGCAACGCACTAAACGTTGACGACACAGGCAACACCTTCGCTGGTGTGCTTAACGGTCGCATCCGCGTTTACATTGACCCATATTCCGGTGGCAACTATGCTGTTGTCGGTTATAAGGGCGCTTCAGCGTTCGATGCTGGTATCTTCTACTGCCCATACGTACCACTACAGATGGTCCGTGCGGTTGGTGAAGACAGCTTCCAGCCCAAGATTGGCTTCAAGACCCGCTACGGCATGGTCGCGAATCCATTCGCTACAGCTGCTGGTGCTGGTGCGGTTGACGCATATGACGGTACAGTCGGTGCTAACGATCAGAACCGTTACTATCGTCGCATGCTTGTTTCAAACATCATGTAATAAAAAGAAGAGTGGAGTTAAACCACCGATCTTAAGGGAGCGCTTCGGCGCTCCCTTTTTTTTATATAAATAGACATGCATAACTCATAGGAACTACCATGGCATCAAACTTTCTATCACCGATTGGGTTTAGGTTTTCTTTGCGTAGAACTCCAAACATAGAGTACTATGTACAAGCTGCAACTTTACCATCTCTATCACTACAGCCAGCAGAACTACCTACACCATTTTCTCGTTTATATTTCAATGCTGATCATCTTGAGTTCGGTGAGTTTAGTCTTACGTTCCGCGTGGACGAAGACATGACAAATTACAGAGAAATCTATGATTGGATGATTGGCATTGCCTTCCCAGACAATTTCACAGAACATGCTAATCTCGTAAATAGAAATCCAGGTGACACAAGTGGTGTATTTTCAGATGCCACTCTTACAATTTTAAATTCAACAAATAATCCAAACGTAACTGTACAGTTTGAAGACATCTTTCCAACAAATCTTTCTGAAATTGCATTCGATGTCAGAAACGTCGATGTTGTATATGCAGAAGCAACTGTAACTTTTAGACATAAAAGGTTTACAATTGAACTGACATAGGGTATAATATACCTTTCGTGAACTATTGGATAATGATATGAATATTGATGAAATACACTTGGAGTGGGAAAAAGACTCTGATATTGATATTTCCCAGATATCAGAAGAGGCTCGTAAAGTACCCAAGCTACACGCAAAATACTACAGATTCTATACAACAGAACATAGCGCTCTCCGTAAGCTGAGAGCCGAGCACACAAAACTTGTGAAGCTCAAGCATGAGTATTATGAAGGCTCAATGGCTGAGGAAGATTTGATTGAGCTTGGTTGGGAGCCATATAGAAAGAAGGTTTTGAAGGGCGATATAAATTCTTATATCGAATCTGATAACCAGGTAATCAAACACAAACTACTGATTGGTGAACAAGACGAAAAGGTACAGCTTATTGAAGCTATCATTAAAACATTAAATAACCGTGGGTATCTTTTGAAAACAGCATTAGATTTTGAACGGTTCAGAACTGGAGCTATGTAGAGAATGAGTAAATATGAATCATGGGATATTGGTGGTCAAACAATTAAGATGGACGAACGATACACCGTTAAGGATAACGCTGAACTTAAGAATTTAATTTTAAGTTCAACTCAATTGCATCCAAACAAAAGTACATCAGGACATACACACGCTGGACAAGAGGAAGTGTATATATTTGTAGAGGGTTCTGGCACTATGGAAGTTGATGAGGACAAGTTTGAAGTTGCACAGGGCGACATTGTAACTATCCCTGATGGAGCTTATCATCGTGTTCACTCAAGTGATCTTGGTTGCTACTTTGTATGCGTATTTGATGGTGATCGGAAGCACTAATGAAAATAGGAATTACAGCTTCTACTTTTGATCTTCTTCACGCTGGGCATATACAGATGCTACGCGAAGCCAAAATGCATTGTGATTATTTGATTGCTGCGTTACAAACAGATCCAACTATTGATAGACCGCAAGAAAAAAACAAACCAATACAAACTATTGTTGAGCGTTATGTTCAGTTAAGTGCTGTAAGATACGTGGATGAAATCATTCCATATTCGACTGAAAATGATCTTATAGATATATTAGCGAGCTTTCCTATTGATATTCGTATTCTTGGTGTAGAGTACAGAGATAAAGATTTTACTGGCAGAGACATTTGCAAAAAAAGAGGTATTGAGTTATATTTCAATCAAAGAGATCATAGATTTTCAACAACTGAATTAAGAAATAGAACGAATGGAAACAGTAACAGTATCGAAGGTAAATGATGTTTACATTAAGTGTGATTGTGAAGCCTCTACATCACAAGAGCTAACAGACTACTTCACATTTGATGTACCTAACGCGAAGTTTCATCCACTCTATAGGAATAAAGTGTGGGATGGAAAAATTCGTGTCTTCAACTACATGACCAGACAGGTCTATACTGGACTGCTACCTTACGTTGCTGCATTCTGTGAGTCGAGAGATTACAAACTTGAAATAGCAGATGATCTCCACCCCAAAGAAAGATACGAAGATGATTATGGATACAGACTTGCTACAAAGTATGAAGCGAAGTTTGAATTAAGAGATTATCAGAATGAAGCTGTTGTACATGGGTTGAACAAAACGCGATCGCTGATGGTATGTCCAACTGCTTCTGGTAAGTCGTTTATCATATATTTGTTGACACGACATCACTTGGAACAGGGAAGGAGAGTCCTGATCATTGTTCCAACCACCTCTCTTGTTCAACAAATGCGTTCAGACTTTGTAGAGTATAATAACAATCAAGCCATGGACATTCATATGATCATGGCTGGAGCTGAAAAAGATATTGAAAACAAAATAGTTATATCAACTTGGCAATCGTTGTACAAACTGAAAAAAGACTGGTTCAAAAAGTTCGATGTTGTAGTTGGTGACGAAGCTCATCTATTCAAGGCAAAATCATTAACTGCTATCATGACTAAGCTGATCGAGTGTCCGTATCGTTATGGTTTTACAGGCACATTAGATGGCACACAAACCAACAAGTTAGTCCTAGAGGGTTTATTTGGTGCAGCCAAACAAATCACCACTACCGCTACCTTAATGGAAAATAAGATCCTTGCAGACCTAAATATAAAGGCGATTGTTTTAAAATATCCTGAAGAAGTCTGCAAAATTAACAAGACTCGCGACTATCAAAATGAAATCGACTTCATTGTAAGAAATGATATAAGAAACAAATTTATTGAAACTCTTGCTTTAGAATTGAAGGGTAACACTTTGTTGCTCTTCCAATTTGTCGACAAACACGGAGTACGGCTTTATAATAGTTTAGAAACTACGGATAGGAGAGTGTTCTTTGTGCACGGCGGAGTTAAGTCAGAAGAAAGAGAAGATATTAGAAGAATTGTGGAAAAGGAAGAAAACGCTATCATCATTGCTTCATATGGCACTTTCAGTACTGGCGTTAATATTAGGAACCTTCACAATATTATATTTTCTTCTCCCTCTAAGTCACGCATTCGTAATCTCCAGTCTATTGGGCGGGGTCTTCGGATGTCTAGCACTAAAAAAAGAGTAACTTTGTATGATATAGTTGATGATCTGTCATACAAAAATTATCAAAACTATGCATTGAAACATTTTATGGAACGAGCTGACATATATTCTAAGGAAGGATTTAAATACAAATTGTATTCAGTAAAGTTAGGAGAATAAAATGTGGGACATGGTAGAACGTATGGCGTCTGATCGCCTATGGATATATACTAGTATAGCAGGATCAATTGCTGGCGCAGCATGTCTAGCATATCTCAGTACAACAAGGATCGGTCTTTGGGGCTATGCTCAGTTTGACAAGATCATTGACTTTCTTGTAGAGCGTTGGGGTCTAACGTGGTTGGAACAACCAGAAGACGCTTGGCGAAAACGATATCCAAAGATTACAGCAAAAATTGACGAACTGGAAAAGAGAATCAACAAGCTAGAGGAATAGAAGATGCTAAACATCTATAAACTCATTAATGGCGAAGACCTTATGGGTAACGTGGTGGAAGAGGCTGAAACAGGCTTCTTCATTGAAAATCCTGTCAGCTATGTTACGTCACCTAACCATGGATTTCAGATGAAGGATTGGCTAATTCTTGCAAATACAGATACAATATTTTTAGAAAATAAAAATATCATTGCTGACCTTGGCGCACCAAATGATTTTGGCGCCCAATGTTATGACAGCTTTGTATCTCACAGAAAGGTACAGAAAGATTTTTTATCTCAAAACATAAACGACTTCGATGGAGAAGCTGATGTAACTGATCTTTCTGAAGACGTTAAGGAAATATTTGCAGCTTTACAACCGACAAGTAAATTTGAAGTTAATTAGGTTATCAAGGCGTTAAGTACTATTATACCCTAAAAATAAAAAAAGTCAATAGATAAAAACTACTTGACGAAATAAAGTATTTAAAGTATACTGTTGATATTGTTGACTCTCTTATATAGGATTTAAAATGGCTAAAACACCATATGTAGATAACAAACTATTCCTAGTAGAGATGACGAATTATTATGAAGCAAGAAAAGAAGCGGAGGCGTGTGGAGAAGAACCGCCAAGGATCAATAACTATATTGGCACGTGCATCTATGACATTGCGAATCGTCTCTCTCATAAACCAAATTTCATCAACTATCCCTTCCGCGAAGAAATGGTTGGCGATGGTATAGAAAACGCAATCAAGTGCATCGGCAACTTCGATCCATCTAAGTCAAGCAATCCGTTTGCTTACTTTACGCAGGTGATTTACTTTGCGTTTCTTCGTAGAATTCAAAAAGAAAAAAAGGCTCTTTATATCAAGCACAAAGTAATGGAGAAGAATATCATTGATACTTCTCTTGTTGATACTGGACCTGAGGCTACTCTTTCTGCCATTCCAACTGAATATATGAACGACTTTGTGAAAAATTTCGAAGAGTCTATGGAAGCAAAGAAAAAAGTTGTTGAAAAAAAGAAGAAAGGTGTTGAGAAGTTCTGTGAGGGGGGAGCATGAAGATAGCAATCATTACAGACACACATTGGGGAGTACGAAACGATAATGTGGTTTTTGGTAATCATATTAGTTCTTTTTATGCTGAGCAGTTTTTTCCGTACATTGATCAGCATGGGATTGATACTGTTTTTCATCTTGGTGACGTTTGCGATCGCCGAAAGTATATTAATTATGCAACTGCAGCCCGTTTAGAAAAAGATCTGTTTGAACCACTTGCTGAGCGCGAACTTCAAGTGTATATGGTAGTGGGCAATCACGATACTTATTTCAAGAATACGAATAGTATCAACAGTCTCAAACAGTTGTACGGTCACAGCAAATATGCTGACACTGTAAACATGTACTGGGATCATCCTGTCGAAGTGGATATGGATGGTGAAACCATCATGTTGTGTCCATGGATTTGCCCAGAGAACGCTGAGGTCTCTCTAAAGATGTTAGAAGAAACCAAAGCGCAAGTCGTTATGGGTCACTTTGAGATCCAAGGGTTTGAGATGTACAAGGGTGCTATCAATCATGAGGGGATGGGTCACGACATCTTCAGCAAGTTTGATGTTGTCTGCTCTGGTCACTTCCATCACAAGTCGTCTCATAACAATATTCACTATCTTGGTGCACCTTATGAAATGACTTGGGGCGACTACGATGACCCTCGTGGTTTTCACATCTATGATACAGAGAAAAGAGAGTTGACTTTTATTCAAAATAAGGTTAGAATATTCCATAAGTTGTGGTACAATGATGTAGAAGCCAACGTCGAAGACTTTGAGGCTCCCGAATATCTTGAAAATTGTTTTGTGAAAGTGATCGTGCAAAACAAGACGAATCCGTATATGTTTGATTTGTACATCAATAAACTGCAACAGATTGGCTGCTCTGATATCAAGGTCGTAGATGATCATATGCATCTTGATCTTATTGACGAAGAGTCGCTAATTGATGAAGCTGAAGATACTCTCACAATTTTAAGAAACTACATAGATCAGTTGGACATGAAAGCTGACAAAAGAGATGTCGAAAAGTTCGTCACTAATTTATACAATGAGGCTATTAATCTGTGATAATATTTAAAGAGATTCGTTATCAGAATATCTTATCTACTGGCAACTTTTTCACAACTATCCCACTTAATCAGTCTAAGACTACTCTGATCGTTGGAGAAAACGGTGCAGGGAAGAGCACTATCTTAGATGCTCTTGCCTTTGCGTTGTACGGTAAGCCATTCCGAAAAATCAACAAGCCACAGTTAATGAATTCGATCAACAGTAGAGACCTATTGGTTGAGCTCGATTTCAGTATCGGCGCAAACAAATACACTATTAGGCGCGGTATGCGTCCTAACATTTTTGAGGTTTACGAAAATGATGATCTTCTGAATCAAGATGCAGCTGCTAGAGATTATCAGCAGTACTTGGAAGATAATATTTTGAAAATGAACTTCAAGTCTTTTGGACAAATCGTAGTACTCGGTAGTTCTACATTCGTTCCTTTCATGCAGTTACCAGCAGGTCATCGTCGCGAGATTATTGAAGATCTACTCGATATTCAAATCTTCACGATAATGAACACTCTACTAAAAGAAAAACTGGCTCAGAACAAAAGTGATCTCAGAGATGCCAAGTATCAAATCGATATTGTACAAGAAAGAATCTCAGCAGCAAATAAACATAACGCATCTATAATTG